ATTTCTATGGGAACAGTAGCTGTTTTTTCAGCACCTGTTTTTACAGGTAGAACTAGAGTAAGAGGTTTTACAGGAGTTGCAGTAGCAGGGAATCTAGAAATATCTAGTGCATCTACAACTGGAACAGTTGAAATGAAAACTATAGCAGCAGCAGGAAGTTACCAACCACATGTTCCACACAATGGAATTCTATGTCCAGCCGGAGCATTTTTAGGAACTAACACTAACATTATGATTGGTGCTAACACAGGATTAACCGTATATTTTGACGGGTAGGTAGCAATGGCTAACACTACTTCACAGTCTTATAGTTTTGATCAAGACTTTTCTATTGATGAAATTATTGCAGATGCATACGAACGTCTTGGTTTAGTAGGTACAGCCGGTCATCAAATTAAAACTGCAAGAAGATCTTTAAACATTCTTTTTCAAGAATGGGGTAATAGAGGAATACATTTTTGGGAAGTAGGAAATACTAATATTAATTTAGTAGTAGGTTCAACAACTAATGTTGATGCCACTGATGAAGGTGCGGGTATCTATACTTTTTATAGAAATGCCGTAGATAGCGCAGCAGCGGCTGCAGCTTCACCACAAGCTACAACAGTTCCTGTTGCTAATATTTTTGGTATTACAGATATTTTAAATGTTGCTTACAGACAAAATTACAATACAACAAATCAATCAGATACAGGTTTAACTAAAGTTGCAAGAGACGCATATGCTGCAACCGCAAACAAAGCATCTAATGGAACACCTTCACAATTTTGGGTACAAAGATTTATAGATAAAGTTACACTTACTATTTATCCTTTACCAAATTCTACTGCTGCATCAAATTTTCTTAGCGTTTATTTTGTTAAAAGAATTGAAGATGCAGGAGCTTACACTAACGCAACAGACACACCTTTTAGATTTATACCATGTATGATTTCAGGATTATCATATTATTTATCTATGAAGTTTGCACCACAACGAACACAGGAGATGAAGTTGTTGTACGAGGATGAATTAGCTAGAGCATTATCTGAAGATGGTTCTGCAGCTAGTACATTTATTACTCCGAAGACATACTATCCAAATATATAATGGCTAGATTTTCTAAAGGACGAAGAGCATTAGCGATTTCTGATAGATCAGGAGCAGCTTTTCCATATAATGAAATGGTTAAAGAATGGAATGGAGCTTTTGTACACAACTCTGAATTTGAACCTAAGCAACCACAATTAGAACCACATCCTGTAGGAGCGGACCCACAGGGATTAATTAATGCAAGACCTGCAAGAGTAGAATTTCCAGTACAAGATATTTTACCCAACAATCCTTTTACAACTACAGCTGCTAACGCTAGTGTTAGTGTTTCTTATCCCGCTAATCAAATTAACGAAGGCACAACTTTTGTAAGATTTCAAGATGTCAAATCTTCGGTGGGAGGAGTACCTGTTGTTACCGCTGCTGCAGGTCCTGCATTAGAATTATCTACAACTTTAGATACAGCTGCTACAGCTACTGATGGAACAATTATTGTACAGACAGGAACACATTTTCCTACTTCAGGTTTTATTATGATTGAAAAAATATTAACAGCTGATGACACAACTGATCCTTTAAAAGTTGGAACATATCAAAATGAAGTTATACAATATACTGGAAGAACTTTTGATAATTTTACAGGTTGTACTAGAGGAACATCTGCTCCTTTTAGAGGTATCACACCTCCGGCTACAACAGCAGGAACTCATCCTATAGGAGCTAACGTTTTTGGATGCTATGCTGCAACAGCAGTTGCAACTACTGTAGTTGTTGGTCCTACATTACCAAATGGAACACAAGCAACAGAGCAACAATTTAATTCTATAACATTTTCTTTAATATCTAATGCGCCAAGCACAGAAACAGGGGGCGGTTTTCAATGTACAATTGGACCGTTAAATGATAGAGCTTAACTATGTCAGGACTTTCAAATTATTCATACACAACACTTAAACAAGCTATTTTAGATTATACTGAAGTAGATGCTAATGTATTTACGACTACTATTTTAGATGGTTTTATAATGGCTGCTGAACATAGAATTAATTTAGACTGTCCTATGGATTCTGATAGATTTCAAGATCAAGCTCAGTTTGCTACAGATTTTAATAGTATTACAATGCCTCCAGGATTATTATTTGTTAGAGGTATTCAAGTTTTCAATTCAACAACCGCTACTACAAGTCAAGGAGTATGGTTAGAGAGACGTGATCAAACTTTTATACAAGAATATGTAGGAGAACTAACTGGAACTGCAGGAGGAGCCGCAGCTCAAGATGTAACAGGTCTTCCTAAATATTATTCTATGTATGGTGGTGCAACAACTGGAGCAACTACTGCTACGTCAGGTGCTATATATGTAGCTCCTACACCAGACGCTAATTATCAATATATCATCCATTATAATGTAATGCCAACTGGACTAGGTTCAGGTGGTGATGGTAATTCTAATACTTATTTAAGTAATTATTTTCCTCAAGGACTATTATATGCATGTTTAGTGGAAGCATTTATGTTTTTAAAAGGTCCGACAGATATGTTGACACTATATGAAAATAAGTATAAAACTTCTTTACAATCCTTTGCAGCAATGCAAATTGGAAGAAGAAGACGAGACGATTACACGGATGGTACAATCAGAATTCCAATCGAGTCAGCGCCTCAGTAATTAGGAGATTTTTATGACAATAGTATCGGCAATTTGTAATAGTTTTAAACAAGAAATTTTAGTAGAAGGTCACAATTTTACTAATGGTACAGACACTTTTAAATTAGCTTTATTTTCAAGTGACTCAGCAACTTTAAATAAATCAACAACAGCTTACACAGCACCTGCATCTGCTAACGCAGTTCCAACCAACACACTTGAAGTTAGTCAAAGTCAAACTGATGGCGGCGCGTCAAACACGGGTTATACTGCAGGTGGAAACTCTTTAACAAGTACAACTCCAGCTTTATCTGGTGACACTGCTTGTTGTAAGTTTGCTGATACAAGTTTTACTTCTGCTTCTTTTACAGCAAGAGGTTGTTTAATTTATAATTCAACTAATTCTAACAAAGCAGTTTGTGCTATTAATTTTGGTGCAGACAAAACTGTTACTAGTGGAACTTTTACAATTCAATTCCCAGCTCAAACAGCAGGAAACGCAATCATTCAGATAGCATAAGGAGGAAGTCCTTATGTCAATAGCTCAGACATTTACAGTAACGGTAGTCAGTACTGGTGGTGGTAATAAATATGTTATTGATGGAGTTCAACAAGATACCATAATGATTGGTGCAGGTCTTACTTATAAGTTTGACCAATCAGATAGTTCAAATGGTAATCACCCTTTAAGATTTTCAACAACAAGTAATGGTACACACTCAGGTGGTGTTGAATATACGACCGGTGTTACAACAAACGGTGTTCCAGGAAATGCAGGAGCCTATACACAAATCGAAGTTCAAAATGGTGCACCATCAACTTTATATTATTATTGTACTCAACACTCTGGAATGGGTGGTCAAGCTAATACAGATGGTTGGGGTCGTTCTTATTGGGGACAAATGGATTATGGTGATTCTAATGTAGTTGAAACTGGATGGGGAAGAAATACATGGGGTTATCAATCTTGGGGTGATACACCTATTATTACACTTACAGGTCTTACAGCTACAACATCTATTGGAGATATAGACGAATTAATTGAAATTAAACCAGGTTGGGGTACACTTAATTGGGGTCAAAATGGTTGGGGATCAGTTGAGTCAGCAGTATTTAATTTAACTGGTTTTAGTTTAACAGCATCACTTGGAACAGTTGTTGCTAAAGACGTTGTTGGGTTAACAGGTTTATCGGCAGACATTGAATTAAATTCTTTATCATTAGTTAAATCAGATCTTACATTTACACTCACAGGTTTAGGATTAATAGCTTCACCTGGATTATTAACAGAAGATGATCATTCAGTAGGTTTATCGGGTCAGTCTGCTACAATTACTCCTGGTTCTTTAGCGCCAGCAGATATAATGGGAGTTACAGGTTTATCAGCTGATATAGATGTAGGAACTTTAGGATTTACTTCTAATCCTCTTACGTTATTAACGGGTTTAATTGGTCAATCATCATTAGGAGGTATTACAGCTTCACCTGCAACATTAATTGCAACAGGAAGTGTTACCGGAACAACTGCGTTAGGAACTGTAACTACCACTCAGTTATCTAATGTATTTCCAGAGGGTCAAGTAGCTACTACAAGTTTAAATGATAATTTAATATTAAAATACTACCAAAGACTTGCGCCTAAAACGAGTACGGGATATACAAGGTTAACACCTAAAACAAGCACAGGATATACAAGGAAAACACCATAATTATTATGTTTGACTTGAAACTAAATTAACAATATAAACTAACTAATTAGGAGATTTTAACAATGACATCAGCATATTCACCTCTAGGTGTAGAGTTAATGGTAACCGGCGAAAACGCTGGTACATGGG